ATTACCCGAATGATACTGAACGATGTAATCACTGAGGTTCGCAGGATCCTCCAAGACATCAACGCACCACAGCGTTATAGCGATGCGGTGCTGTTGGGCTTTGCCAATCAGGCACTGAAGCGGATTGCTGTCTTGCGTCCTGACCTCTTTGCTTACATAGGGGAAATCCCTACTACGGCAGGGCAAGTTCTTCAGTCAGCCCCATCTGATTCCATCCGAATCATGGAGATTTTCCAAGTCAAAGATGGTTCAGGGATTACTGAAACTAATCGTGAGGCACTAGATCAAACTTATCCGACATGGATGAATGATGCGGCCGCTGCAACAGTTAACTGGATGCGGCATACCCGTAACGCCAATCGGTTCTTTATTTACCCAAAAGCCCCCGCAAGTCAGGTACTGATCGGGGAATACGCTCAGACACCGCCGGTTTACACAGGTTCACAAACCGTAGCCTTACTGTCTGATGCCTACTTCCCTGTCGTTATTGATGCGACGGTGTTTATCGCTGAGTCCGTGGACAATGAGCATGTCAACTCCAATCGGGCGCAGTTGTTCCAGCAGTCCTTTACTCAGGCTTTGGGCGTTAGCGCTCAAGGTCGTGTCATTACTGACACTGAGGAAGGCGGGCTTACTAACGAGCAGGTGATCTAATGGCTACGCGTACATTCCTTTCCCTTGTAAATCGGATAGCCCCAAGTGTGCCGGGTTGCCCGCAGCCAATCATCCAGCAATATGTTCGTGATGCTGCGATTGAGGCGTGTGAGCGTACGCTTGCGTGGCGTTACGAGCAGCCGTTGATCCGGCTGACACCCGGCGTGTACGAGTATCCATACACTAATCCGTTACAGACTGAAGTCCATGCGTTCCTGACATCGAGTGTCAATAACGAGAAAGTGGATCCTGTAACTCTTGAGCAGTTGTACGCTGCTTACCCTGACTGGCCTAGTAATGACCCAGAAAAACGGGCTACTCCCCGTTTTATTTGCCAGTTAGACCCAGATAACTTTGTTCTTGCTCCACTACCTGACGCAACGGTGAACTATGATCTGAAGATGATCGTGGCTCTAAAGCCTTTGCGGACATCTACTGGCATGGATCAGAATGTGTTTGACGATCTTGAGAACGTGATTATGCATGGTGCGTTGCAGCACTTATTGGTACTACCAGATAAGAACTGGTCAGACCGCGAGTTGGCTTCGTACCATTCTAGGCAATACCTTTACAAGACCACAGAGCGTAGAGCAAGGGCAAATTTAGGTGCAGCCCGTGCGTCGATGTCTGTACAAATGAACCCATTAGCGTGAGGAAATTATGGCCGTTGATGTCATCCGATTAGTAAAAGGCGATGAAAAGCCAGTTATCGTCCTCACTTTGACGGATGACATTACTGGTACGCCAATTGATCTGTCGTTGGGGACAACGACTGTTTCTGTAAAGTTCCGTGCTGCTGGTACAACTACGCTTCTATCTACAATAAGTTGTACGAAGTTAAGCGGCGGTACTACCGGTCAGGTGCAGTTTGACTTTCAGGGCAACGTGCTGAACGTAGACCCCGGTATGTATGAAGGCGAGATTGTGGTTGACTACAACGGTCAGTTGCAGACAGTGTTTGATACCCTGCGCTTTACAGTTAGGGCGAACTTCTAATGGCAAACATTCGAGTCGCTTACGCGCTATCGTCGGTACTACTAGCCACCCCAGCGGCGGCTACGGTATCTGCTGGCGTAAGTACATACTCGATCACAGCCTTAGCCCAACCTAACCAAGTTATTGCGGTTACGGCGTTTGTCGTACCGATGGAGTATTTGGAAGAACAGACTGTAACGATGTCTGATCTCCGAGTCTTTGACATTAACAAAGTCCTCATTGATGTAGTTACTGCAACGGATGTCAATAACGTAGCGTTTGATATTACGGCTACTGCTGTTGACTCGGTGGCTATTGTTGAGAACAGCGTCAAGATATTTAGTGGTACGGTAGACTTTGACCCATCTGACCCAGACGTTGACCCAGACCCAATTAACATCGCTGATGCGGATGTAAAAGGTATAGGGAAAACCCTAACAGAGGCGCTTACTGCATCCGATGTAGATGTCAAAGATATTGGGCAAGCCCCGTCAGACGCAGTTACCGCATCTGAAACAATCAACACTAAAGATGTTGGCAAGAGTTTGACTGACGCGACGGCCGCGGCGGACACGATTAATCAATTTAATACAGGCAAAGTTGTTGCTGATAGTGTGACGGTTGTAGAACTCTCCGCCAAAGTCGTTGACAAACCTGCGGTCGCTGATTCCGTAACGGCCACAGATGACTCATTCCGTTCCCCTGAACTGGCTAAGACTGAGGCGGTTACAGCCTCTGATGCATTTGGGCCATTCAATATAGGTAAAAACCCTAGTGACTCGGCTACGATTGTTGACGCAATCAATACTATCTCGGTCGATAAAGTCCTAACCGATTCAGTTACGATGACTGAGTTCGTGGCTAAGACCCCCGGCTATGCGTTTGACTATGACGTTACCGACGCTGACGCTGACCCAGATCCTGTCTCGATGGCAGATGCACAGGCGTTCAGCCTAGATACTACCCGTAGTGACTCGGTGTCTGCTACGGATGCGGCTGCTAAGAGTGTTACTAAGCCAGACTTGACAGACTCTGTGACTGGTTCTGACGCGATTGTGTTGGCAGCAAGCAAGGTACTAACTGACTCGGCTACGGCTTCTGAGTCTGCGGCGCTAAGCCCTGCTAAGGTTCTAACCGATTCTGTCTCTACTCCGACCGATGCCATCAACACATTTACAGTTGGCAAAGGGCTGACCGATACAGCGACAGCGACAGATGTTCTGAACCTGTTTGCGATCTCCAAGGTACTGACTGATTCTGTCACGATGGCTGAGTCGATCTCAACTACGCTAATCCTTGGGCAGACTACACCGCTCTATCCAGACTATGTGTCGATGGCTGACGGCAATGGCTTTGTGTTCCATCGCTACACAACGAACGTACCTGACTATACAGAGGTGTTAGGTGGCGCAGATAGTTTGCTGAACTCTGATTACATGCAGAGTGCAAGCGACAGTCATACGCACGAAAACTACACTGGCCTCATCAATGGCCCCGGATTATTACTCACCGCACCTTTGATTAGCGGTGAATTTATCACTTACGCTGATACCAGCGGCGCTGGATTAGTTGTAAACTTCCACTATACTGATGCGAGTGATCGCACTGTTGGTGGTTACTACTTCAACCAAACCCCGATCCTATAAGGAGAGAAAGATGTTTAACGATAATGTTAATGTGAAAGGTGAACTACGGATCACCGTGACTAACCCGGAGGGCAACGTCAAGCATGAAGTTGTTGTCCCCAACCTCGTAGTAACCGCCGGTAAAAACTTTATTGCCTCCCGCATGGAAGGTACTTCGTCCAATGTCATGTCACACATGGGAATTGGTACAGGTACAACCGCTGCGGCAGTTGGCGATACTGCTCTTGAAACTCAAGCCGGTCGTGTGTCTTTGACTTCAACTACTGTTACTTCCAACAGCGTAGCGTATGTGGCTACATTCCCTGCCGGTACTGGTACTGGCGCAATCACTGAGGCTGGCATTTTTAATGCTTCGTCTGGAGGCACAATGCTTTGCCGTACTGTGTTCTCAGTGATTAACAAGGGCGCAGCCGATACGCTTGGTATCACTTGGACTGTAACCGTTAACTAATCGGAGTACGAGATGGGAATTAAATTCGCAAATAGCGCGTTTGCCACGTTAGCGTCTGGTATTAATAACAGCGCTACAAGCATTACGCTGACTACCGGGCAGGGTGCGCGTTTCCCATCTCTGTCCGCAGGTGACTACTTCTTTGCTACGCTGATCGACACCTCCAACAACTTGGAGATTGTCAAATGTACGGCTCGTTCAACGGATGTACTAACTGTAACTCGCGCTCAAGAGTCTACAACGGCTCGTGCGTTTAGTACTGGTGATCGTATTGAGTTGCGGATTACAGCGCAGGGTATTGCTGATGCGTCTGGTAATTTAGCAAGCGGTGTTCTTGCTGTACCCGGAACTTCTTCAAGCGGCGCAATTGCACGACTTTATGAAGATACGGACAATGGTACAAATTACATTGGACTAAAGGCTCCGGCTTCTGTTGCAAGTAATCTTGACTTTACACTTCCTTCTGCGGATGGTACAGCGCATCAAATTTTGAAAACTGATGGTGCTGGCAACTTGGCTTTTGCTAACGCCGATAAAAGCATCCTCCCTACCGGGTCTATTCTACAAGTTGTTCAAACTACTAAAACAGATACTTTTACTACGACTTCTACCTCATTAGTGGATATTACTGGATTATCTGCGTCAATTACTCCTAGGTCGTCGTCCAATAAGGTTCTTGTACTGGTAGATTTGCATATTGGATATGACACTTATGCAGGAATTGTCCATCTTTTGCGTGGCTCAACAAAAATATACGCAGGAGACGGAGGTTTGACTCGTTGCGGTTTGTACTCTAATGCTTATGCTGGTGGTAGTGCTAATAGCCAATACCACCTCCTACCAGTAACAGCCATATGTTTAGATAGCCCGGCAACGACATCCTCCACAACTTATAAATTACAGACGGCTAATTTCGGTTCTGGTACACAAAGTGTTAATCGGACGAATTATGACATTAATGAATCTACCCGAGATGGAAGAACTGTATCGTCTATTACTTTGATTGAGGTGGCAGCATGAGTGATACCGCAATTTATAAACTATATCCGCAAGTTGTTTCTATTAACGCGGGTGTTGATGCTTACGACAAAGATGGTAAGTTAGTGCCTATTGATATGGAATTAGTTGCGGCTGAGGATGTAAAACTTGCAGCGCAGCGAAAACTTGATAATTGCAAAGACGAAGCCAAGAAGCGTATTGCTGCAACTGACTGGGCGGTACTGCCTGACGTTGGCCTTGCTAACGTCGCTGCGTTCGAGACTTATCGTGCGACTCTGCGTGGACTAATTAAAAACCCAGTTGCCGAACCGACTTGGCCTACTGAACCTGAGCCTATCTGGAGTTAATCATGGGAGTTAAAGTCGCCAATAATGCCTTCGGCACACTGAACGCTGGTATCACCAGTTCAGATACGACTATCGTACTGAACGCGGGTGAGGGTGCGCGGTTCCCAGCACTAACTACTGGCGACTATTTCTTCGCTACGCTGATTGACACAACAAACAATCTGGAGATTGTAAAGGTAACCGCCCGCAGTACTGACACGATGACGGTTGTGCGTGGGCAAGATGGTACAACTGGCCGTGCATATACAACAAACGACCGGTTTGAGTTGCGCCCAACAGCGGCGCTTTTTGATGAGTTTGCATCCCGTGCGACTACGGGTAAGGCAATCGCAATGGCAATTGTTTTCGGGGGATAAGATGGCGCATTTTGCTAGAGTCACCGCACAAGGGATTGTTGAACAGGTTATTGTTGCAGAGCAAGATTTTATTGACACTCTGCCTGACGCATCCTCTTGGGTACAGACTTCATATAACACACATGGCGGTGTCCACACTAACGGTGGAACACCCCTCCGAAAGAACTACGCAGGAATTGGGTACACCTATGACCCATCACGCGACGCGTTCATACCGCCTAAACCATATTCACAATGGGTTCTCAATGAGCAGACTTGCCTTTGGGATGCCCCAACACAGATGCCCAACGACAGTAAAAAGTATCGCTGGGATGAACAACTAGGTAACTGGGTCGAAGCACCCGATCAAGGAGAGTAACTATGGCAGCCCCTAATATCGTCAATGTAGCAACCATCACAGGTAAAACCGTTGGAGCAGCACTGACCACCTCTAGTGCTGACATCGTGACCAACTCCGCAGGTAGCGGCAAAGTCTTTAAGGTCAATGCGATTCTTGTAGCCAACGTCGATGGTACGAACAATGCTGATGCAACTGTTGGGTTCTACAACGCTGACAATACGACGACCTATAAGATCGCGAACACCATTACCGTCCCAGCCGATGCGACGCTTGATGTGCTGAGTAAAGCCATCTACCTAGAGGAAGGTGACAAGATTACAGCGCTGGCTTCGGCTTCAGGCGACCTTGAGATCATTGTGTCCTACGAGGAGATTTCGTAATGCCACATCCTAGTTCATCTTCTGCTGACGGAATTTGGAAGTTAAACGAAGTCCGTAACGCACTACGCGGCGGCGAATGGCCGCTGCAAACTTATTCTGTAGATTTTCTTGTAATTGCTGGAGGCGGTTCAGGTGGTGGTGCTTACAACAATGATAGCGGGACGGCCGGTGGAGGTGGCGCTGGAGGTTATCGATCATCTAATTCAACTTACGGAAATTCTGGTGGTGGCGCATCAGCAGAATCATCAATCACATTTAACATTGGAATCGTTTACACTATTACAGTTGGTGCTGGAGGGGCTGGTTCTACTGCTCAAACTAGCGGCCCCGGAAACAGCGGAAACAATTCATCAATATCCGGTACTGGATTAACCACTATCACATCAACTGGCGGTGGCCGAGGCGGCGGTGGAGATGTTGGCCTTGGTCAATCTTCTAGTGGTGGTTGCGGTGGCGGCTCTGGTGGCGGCGGAAATAGTGGCGCTGGAACAACAGGACAAGGATTCAAAGGAGGAGAAACCGGAACTTCCTCTTCTGGCGGTGGCGGTGGAACTGCGGCAGCCGGAGTAAATGGAACAACACAACAAAGTGGTGGCGGTGGAAACGGTACTGCATCAACAATTACCGGATCATCAGTAACTCGCGGTGGTGGCGGCGGTGCTGGCGGAGCCGATGCCCCAACCACACGCGGACTTGGCGGGACTGGTGGCGGTGGAAATGGTGGTGTTGATCATGCTGCGGGCAATCCAGCCGGTAGTGCTGGATCGGCAAACACCGGTAGCGGTGGTGGAGCGCAAGGCGCTTGTTCGCAAACAAATCCATCAACAACATCTGGTGCTGGTGGTTCTGGCGTTGTTATTTTAAGAATGCCAACTGCAAAATACACAGGAACCACTACTGGATCACCAAGTGTTTCAACATCCGGTTCAGACACAATTTTGGTTTACAACTCATCTGGCACTTATACAGCATGACAACCAGACGACCTCTCGTAATGTTTCCTAACGGAGCGCTTGCTCGTTGTGAGGAAGTGCCGCCTGAAGGCATTTTAGTTATTGAACCTGAAATTATAGAGCCGGACTTACCTCCGGTAATTGACCAAACCCAAGCAGTAATGGAGGCCGAAAGTGGCAACAACAACGCATGAATTAGAGGTGCAACTGACCTCGCATGAAGCCGTTTGTGCAGAGCGGTACAACACCTTTATCCAGCGCGTTGATCGGCTGGAGTCTCTAATGATTAAAACCGCCGGTGCTTTGATAGTCGGTATGGCGGGTATCCTTGTGGCTATCGTTCTTAAAGGAGTATGACCATGCCCGGAATGATGAAGAAACCTGCTGCAAAGAAAGTCGCCGCTAAACCAATGGGTTACGCCAAAGGTGGTATGACTTTCAAACCTTGCCCCGGCTGTCCTAACGCTGCAAAGTGTAAGGCAATGGGCAAGTGCATGAAAAAAGGCAAGTAGTAACGCACTTATCAGGGACGGGAGATGAATCTTGAGTCAGTTACCAGATCCGGGAAGTCCGGCCGAAGTTGCACGCTTAGCCCTTGGCGGTATCAAGGAAGCAATAAAGGTTGGTCGGGAAATCAAACAGACTGGGGCCGAGGTCAACTCCTTCCTTGATGAGGAAGCACGAGCAAGGATTGCGTGGAAAAAGAAACAGTTACAACTTGAGCGTCGTGGTGATTTGGTCTTTGTTGATGCAGCCACAGAGTATCGTGAGGTACGAAAGATCAAAGATGCTGAAGAACAGATGTATAAGAACATAAGTATTGAGTTTGGTAAAGCCGCAGTAGGAGAAGTAAAAGCATTAGTTGCACAAATGCGTAAGGAACGGCAGACGCTTGACCACGAGTTTCAGCGGATGCGGGCCGAGGAGCGATTAACTTGGATCCTTATATTCCTATTTGCCGGAATTGTTTACGGGATTCTTAAAGCAACAGGGGCATGGTAATGGCAGAAGAAAAACTTAACGCAAACGACACACTATCTAAAGTGTTGGCGTACGTTGACTCGCCGTTCAAGTTATTCGCCCTGATTATTATGGCTGTGTTAGCGTTCGCTGGTTACTTCGTTTACGACAATCGGGAACTAATTGTAGGCACTTATAAAGAACATCAGAAACTTCCGCAGATTGCTGAAGGCCGAGTAGACGATGCGGCTACTCATTTGTTCAAGCATACAGGCGCTCAAGTAGTCGCCATATTTAAGGTAAACCCTATTACTAATAGTCGGGTGTTGTTCCGTGCCTATACAAAAGAAGGGCGGGACAAGACAGTTGAAGGATTAGATGTTGGGTTGTTTAGCGGTAACGCTAACAACAATAAAGATGTAGTAACCATGATGGCGAATGAAATCCCATGTGGCGAGTACAAGGTTGCTCAGTCTGAGATTGGGCTTTGGTATATAGAGAAGGGCATGACTTTTGGCTGTCGGATAAGTATTCCTCCTGAGCATGATCGGTTTATTGGGCAGATTACAGTTGGTTGGGCTACACCTCCTGCTAACTTAGAACAGACTAAGGCTATGTTACAGATTGCTTCGGCCATACTAGCAAAGGAGAAAAAATAATGTTTCCAATAGCCGCACTACTATCGATTGGCGAAAAGGTTTTAGATAAGGTATTGCCTGATCCAGAGGCAAGGGCTAAAGCCCAAGCCACACTTCTTGAAATGCAGCAGAAGGGCGAACTTGCCCAACTGCAAGCGGACATGAATGAACAAGATAACCTGACCAAACGGGCTGAGGCTGACATGAAGTCGGACTCGTGGTTGTCTAAGAACATTCGCCCCATGACACTGGTATTTATTCTTGTGACATACACTGTCTTTGGCTTGATGTCGGCATGGGATATTGAGGTAAATCAAAACTATGTCGAACTGCTTGGGCAGTGGGGCATGCTAATCATGTCGTTTTATTTCGGCGGTCGTACCCTTGAGAAGATCATGGATATGAAGTCTAAGGAGAAAAAAGATGCAACTGACAAGTAATTTTTCCTTAGCCGAACTGGTTAAATCTGAAACAGCGTTGCGTCACGACATGGACAATACGCCGGGGGAGACTGAAATTGAAAATCTTAAGCAACTATGTGAACAGGTTCTTCAGCCTGTTAGAAACCATTTCCAAACGGGGGTCAAAGTCAACTCCGGTTTCCGCCACCCCGAAGTCAACGCCAAAGTCGGTGGCTCCAAAACCAGTGACCACTGCAAAGGGCAAGCGGCGGACATCGAAATCCCCGGCATCCCGAACGCGGACTTAGCCATTTGGATCATGGATAACTTACAGTATACGCAACTGATTCTTGAGTTCTATACTCCGGGTATCCCTGATTCAGGTTGGGTGCATGTGTCATATGACCCTGCAAATTTGAAGAAACAAAACCTAACGGCTGTCAAGAAAGACGGCAAGACGGTTTACTTACCCGGATTGGTTGCCTAATATGGCCGCAGTAAAGATCGTTAAGTTCCTTGGGGAAGCACCGAAAATCGCTTCGGAGTTGCTGCCGGATGCGGCCGCTCAGTTGGCGTTTAACACCAAGTTATATTCAGGCGATCTGATTCCCTACCGTGCGCCGTTTCAGGCTGGTAGCGTTGGTCGTACTGGCACAATAAAAACTTTATACGCATTACGCACTCCCGGTACAGGGGTGCTAAAGTTTTTGACTTGGCTCAATGATGTGGATATTGCCGTGGCTTCTGACTCTAACGACGAAGAACAACGGTTCTACTACACCGGCGATGGTGTGCCTAAGGTATCGAACTACGAACTGGCTACCGCTACTGGAGAGCCATACCCAAACAACTATTACTATCTGGGGTTACCGTTACCTACGACAACGCTTACTACAAGCGCAACATCTTTTACCCAAAAGACCACAACCTCCTACGCTCGTGATGCTGGTAACACTGCCACTATCATTACCTCTGCTGCTCATGGATTGCGTACTGGTAATATCGTTACGATCAGTGACTTTACAACGACTACGGGTAAGACCTTTAACGCTACCAACGTCGAGGTAACCGTAGTCAATAGCACGACCTTTACTTACTTTAACCCCGGTTCAGCAGTCTCAACTACGGCTGACTCGGCTGGTCGTGTCTCACTGGCTGGTAATACTCAAACCCGTACTTATGTGTTTACTTGGTACACCCCGTGGGACGAGGAGTCGATTGCCTCTGAGCCATCTACGGCGCTTTATATTAAAGAGGGGCAGACGGTTACTGTTACCGGATTGCCCACGGCTACCCCTTCGGCTAACTACTTTGTTGGTGGAGTACGGCTGTATAGAACTTTACCTTCGACTTCTGGTACGGACTACTACCTACTTAAGACCCTGTGGTTCCCAATTGCGACTGCCACAGTTAGTCGAACCGCCAATGTTTCACGCGTTAAACTACAAAAACACCACAACTTAGTGGTAGATGATCGCTTCAAACTTAGTGGTTGCACTGATACATCGTTTAACATTACAGACGGTATAGTTACCAGCGTCATTGATGACTACACTTTTGAGTACGCTCAGACGGCTGCTACTACGGCTACAACGGCTGATACTACCGGCACGCTCTACCACGATGTCTCTGAAAATCCTCCGACTTCTACCGCCCGTTATTGGGGTGATGGGTCATATGACTTTACTGATGACTTTGACTCTACCTTGCTCTTTGATGTACTGCTTACGGACGACTACGATCCTCCACCGGCAAACTTGCAAGGTCTTACTGCGGTGCAAAATAACATCTTGGTGGGATTTACTGGCAACAAGTTGTACTTCTCTGAGCCGGGACTACCCCATGCATGGCCGGAAAAATACGCCCTAACTTTCCAAGACGAGATCGTTGGGATTGCCGCCACTGCGGGATATGTCCTTGTTTTGACTGAGGAGTATCCATACCAAGTTTCAGGTAACAACCCTGCGACAATGGCGTTTGCCCGTATTGACACCCTACTTCCTTGTGTATCTAAACGGTCAATCGTCAACATGGGTTATGGCGTAGCCTACGCTACCTATGGGGGCATGGCGCTTTACAACCCGTCTGCCGGTATGGATGTAATGACCAAACTGGTTCACGACTGGGATACATGGAACGAAGCCCTTGACCCTTCTACCATTGTGGGTAAGTTCTACAACGGCAAGTACTTTGGGTCGCATGCGCTGAACTCATTTATCTTTGAGCGGGATGACCGGATCGGTGGTTACTTTGTTCAGATTAACTATAAGTTTACAGCCTCGTGGTACGACCCACTAACCAATGATTTCTACTATATTGGGGATGGACTAGGTAACCTGTTCAAGTGGGATTTAGATACTCAACCCCTTGCTTCGATGGAATGGAAGTCCAAGACTATTATTACCAAGGACTTTTTGAACCTTGGCGCAGCACGGGTTATTGCTGACTACGCTACTCCAGATGCTGAGACTGAGGCTATTACAGCCTACAACAACGGTGTTCCTGCCTATAACGCTCAGGTCTGGGAGGATTACTCTACCCCCACACAAACAGCCTCATACGCCCGTAACGCCAACGTGGCGACCATTGTTACTGCAACGCCGCATTTGCTGGCTACTGGTTCAAAAGTTGACATCTCTGGATTTACTGGCGGCACGGCTTCAGGGTTTAACGCACAGCAAGTTGAGATCACTGTTGTAAATTCAACGACCTTTACCTTTGCCGATGTTGGCGCTACGGTCAGTACTACCGCAGATACTTCTGGTACGGTTATCTGCCTAAAAGGTCTTGGGGATATGAATGGCCCTTACGACCGCACGACTTCGCTTGGGATTCGGATTGCCAACGACGGTACGCTGAACTCTACGGTGATTAACGGGGATAACCTTACACGGTCGTTAAAGGCAACTCCGGGTACTTTACCAATCACATTTAAGTTGTGGGTTGACAAGCAGTTGGTTTTCCAAGCCACCGTTAGCAGTGACGATGTGTTCCGTCTGCCTACGGGGTATCGCTCCGATACCTTTGAGGTGGGTGTGTCAGGCTCGGCACGGGTGCGTGCGATCCACATTGGTGAAACTCCCTATGGACTGAGGACAGCATAATGCCCGGACGATTTACAGCCATCCCTGCCGTGCCGACTGGTCTTAACGAGTGGCAGAACCAGTTGTCCAACACCATGAAAGAGAACGTGGAGTTGCTCTGCGGTATCCGGGGGGAAGGGGATTTAGCAAGTCGGGCGGTTGTGCGGTCTGACATCACGGTAAATGAGGCACGAGAATTAAATATGAAACGTGTCACAGCCGAAGGTAAAGGGTATACTATTAGCGGGCAAAACGTAGCAGATCTGGACGACTATGCAAAGTTGATTCTAAATGTCCAAGAACTTGCAAACGACGTTGCCTATTTGAGGTCAGTGGTTAATACCATGATCGTACAATTGAAAGGGTAAGTTATGGCTAGGGCTGCGAATCCGGTTTTATCAATTCTAAATATGCAACAAAAGGCTCCGGCTGCGCTTCCTCAGCCAGCCGAACCTACTGTCGCTGGCCCAGCACAAACAAATAACGAGCGTGCCATTCAATCTTTTCCTATGGGGACTACTGCCGTGAACCCACAATTTCCTGCACTCGACTTCAGACTTCAACCCACATACGCTCAAGGCGGCATGGTCGGACAAGGCGGTGCGCCTGTACGCCCCGCTGGTATGAATCCTCAAACTCAGTCGCAAGAGAATATGTCTCCGCAAATGATTGAAATGCAGATTCAAGAGTTTATGCGTACACAGCCACAAGCCGTGGCTCAAATTCAACAAGCCATTATGGCTGGTTATCAGACGGGTGAATTGACTCCTGAAGAAATGAACCAAGGTGGTCAGTTGGCTATGACTGCTCTACAAAATCCTGACATGTATCCGTATCTGCGTCGCTTTGCAATTCAGCAAGGACTTGCTTCTGAACAAGATCTTCCTACTGACTTCGATCAAGGTCTAGTTATTACGATCATCATCGCTTTCCGTGCTGCTCAGCAAATGATTGGGCAGATGGGTATGGGTGGCAGTATGGGTACTGCTCCAATGATTAACCCTGCTGAACTTCCTCAGATGCGTGACGGCGGTGTTGTTACTGCTGGTGACCACGCTGCAATGGGCGGTAAAGTAAAAGGTGCTGGTACAAGTACTAGCGATAGTATCCCCATCCGTGTGTCCGCAGGTGAGTATGTAATCCCTGCCCATGTGGTAAAAGCAAAAGGTACAGAGTTCTTTGACAAATTGTTGGAGGCATATTCCAACAAACCTAAGGCAGCCTAATGGCACACCCACCCGGATTCGACCCTATACCCTTGGATGAATATGATGCTCTACTACTCAGTACAAAAGAGCAGTTTGATAAGTACTGGCCTAAAGCCAAGGGACTCGTGGAGAAGTGCATCAAACGATCCATGCATGGAGAAATTACCGCTGATGACATTTACACACTTGCTTTACAAGGCAAGTTTTATGTTTTTGTTGTCAAGAATGATAAGTGCATCTCACCTGACGTTAAGTTGGTGGTTGTCCTTGAAATTGTCCAATACCCAAGGTTACCGGCTATGAACATTTTGGCTCTTGCTGGTTCAGATCTTGAATACTTCTACGAGAAGTTTTGGAAGAAGTTGTGTGGTTGGGCTTATATGAACAGCGTCCGCGCTATTGAGGGATGGGTATCCCCAGCAATGGAGCGGGTGATTTCCCGATATGGATTTAAGCATGTGTATACGCACATGCGCTTTGACTTAATGGAGGCTTAAATGTCTATTACCACTCGCGCCCCGTATGGGTTTGAACTTGAGTACATGCCAATCGATGCTTTTGGTGGTGCTAACCCGCACAAACTAAACCCCATCGCATACTCGCTGATGCACAAACAACCTACACTGCATGGCGGTGGCGGTGGTAATGTGTTCAAAGCCGTAGTGGCTGGCGGTATCGTAGGTGCTGCCCTTGGTGCTGTGGCGGCTAAAGTAACTGGGCAAGACGCAGGTCGTGGCGCATTATTCGGTGCTATCGGTGGTGGTATCTCTGGATACCAAGGAATTAACTCTGCTACGGGTGCGCTCAACGCTCCCGCTGGTGCTGCCTCTACTACTGGCGCTGGCGCTCAAGCCCCTGTTAGTGCAACTTCAGGGTTCACACCTTCTTATAACGTAGAAACTGGTCTGTATGATGTTGTTGACAAATCCACTGGTCTGGCTGTTCAAGGTGGTTTAGACGCACAAGGTGCTGCACAAACTGCTTCTGATCTTGGCGCACAACTGTCTGGTTCATCTGGCCCTGCTTATCGAATGGGTACACAGACTTTTGATGATGGATCGTCTATTCAAACTTTAGGTGATGGGTCAACCATCGTTACAAATACTGAAGGACAAATAGTTTCAACGACTCCTTCTGTTGCTGGTGCTGAAGGTGCTGGGCTTAATACTGCTACTGCTCCTACAACTCCTGCTGCACCTACGGTTTCTTCTCAAACTGGTGGCGCACAAACTCCTGCTGCTGGCCCACAA